AAGTCAAGGCCGCAGCGAAAAGGCGCAAGGCAAAGGCCGAGGCCGAGGCCGAGGCGCGCCGGATGATCGCCGAGGCCGGCACCGACCTCGACCCGATCGAGCACCTCGTCAGCGCGCTGCACAGAGCGGCGGCGCTCGTCGAGGTCTGGGGATCTCTCACCGCCGACCTCGACGAGCAGGGCGGTCTCGTGAATCATTCGGCCGGCGGCGCTGCTCAGATTCACCCGTTCGCCGACGAGTATCGCCGAGCTCTCGATCAGCGAGCTCGGATCGCCAAGCTATGCATTGACGCCGGTATCGCCGAGCGGCAGGTCGAGCTCGCCGAGGAGCAGGGCCGGCAGATCGCCACCGTGATTCAGGGCGTGCTCGAGGAGCTCGGCGTCGCCGATCGTGAGGAGGTGCCGAGCCTTGTTCGCAAACAGCTCGCCGCCGTCGCCGGCAGCTAGAAAGAAACCTCGAAACCCGCTCTCGATCGCTGCCGACCTATGCGATCCGCCGGCGTGGGCGCCTCGCGACCGGCCGGCGCTCGAGCCGCACCAGCGACCGCCGGCCGAGCGATTCGGGCTCTGGCTGCTCGAGGCCGGCCGAGGTGCCGGCAAGACCGAGGCGTGCTCGCGCTATTTCGCGACGGCGATGCGGCGCAACCCCGGCTGGCGCGGCCGCATTATCGCGCCGACGTTCGGCGATGCGGTCGAGAGTTGTGTGACCGGGCCGAGCGGTCTGCTCTCGGTCGATCCAGAGATTCTCTGGCTACCCTCAGCACCGGGCGGCGCGAAAGTAGTCTGGCCGAACGGCAGCGAGGCGCTCGTGCTCGGTACGCCGTTCCCGAAAGACATAGACCGGCTCAGGGCCGCCGGAAACCGGCACCTCGACTGGTGGGAAGAAATGGCGGCAAACCCTCAGCTCGGCGACGCTCACGATCAGGCTCAGCTCGGCCTCAGGCTCGGCGATCACCCTCACGCTATCGGCAGCACGACGCCGAGGCCGACTAAGGCATACCGAGAGATTCGAGCCGGCGCCGGCGTCGTGATAACGCACGGCACGATTGACGATAATCCTCACCTCTCGACCGAGTGGCGCGAGGCGATCAAGGCGCGCTATGCCGGCACCCGGCTCGGCCGGCAGGAGCTCGCCGGTGAACTAATCGAGGACGTCGCCGGCGCTCTCTGGACTCGCGAGGTGCTCGAGGCGAGCCGCGTCGAGCAGGCGCCGGCGCTCGTCACCGTTGTCACCGCGATCGATCCGGCCGTGAGCTCAGGGCCGGCGTCAGACGATACGGGGATAATCGTCGCCGGCAAGGGCGAGGACGGGCACGGCTACATTCTCGCCGACCGGACGTGTCACCTCTCACCCGAGGCGTGGGCGCATAAGGCGATCAGGGGGCACTATGAGCACGATGGCGATCGGATCGTCGGCGAGGTGAACAACGGCGGCGATATGATCGAGACGATCCTACGCTCGATCGACCCCGAAATACCTTTCAAGGCCGTCAGAGCGAGCCGGGGAAAACAGACCCGCGCCGAGCCGGTCGCTGCATTGTTCGGCGATCCGCCGGACAGACCGCCTAAGGTTCACCTTGTGGGCGGTTTCTCAGAGCTCGAGGATCAACTAGCGACGTGGGTGCCGGGGGAAGGCTCGTCACCGGATCGCCTAGATGCTCTCGTGTGGGCGATCACCGACCTCCTCCTCACTCGACAATCTAGCTGGAGACCCGCGTGAAAACAGACTCGACCGCTCGCAAGATCCTCACCGCGCCGGCGCGAGGCGTCAAGGCGCTAACCGCGATGATTTTCCGGCGCGAGTCGTGGCGATCGTTCGCGCTGCCGGGATCGGTCAGAAATTACGCCGCAGCGGTCGGCGACGGCACCGGCAGCTCGACCGTTATGGCGCCGCTCCTCTGGATCGCTCGCAATTTTCCCGAGGCGCCGCCGATGCTCAGGCGCGAGATCGAGGGCGGCAGCGAGCTCGAGGGCGTGCCGACTCACCCGCTGCTCAGGCTGCTCGTCCGGCCGAATGAGCATTACAGCGGCACGACGCTTTGGATGGCGACTATGCTCGATTGGTACGTCGACGGCAACGCCTACTGGATCAAGATTCGAGACGCCGGCGGCCGCGTGCGAGAGCTCTGGTGGGCGCCGAGCTCGCTCATGAATCCGAAAGGCAGCGAGACGGAATTCATTAGCCACTATGAATACCGACCGGGCAGCGACGTCAAGATCCTCGAGCCTCAAGACGTTGTGCACTATCGGTTCGGCCTCGACTCGACAGATCCTCGGCGCGGTTACTCGCCGCTAAAGAGCGTGCTCAGAGAGGTTTTTACCGACGATGAAGCGGCGACGTTTACGGCGGCGCTACTGAAAAACGCCGGCGTGCCGGGGCTAATCGTCTCACCGAAAGACGCCGACGCCGAACCTACGGCAGACGATGTGGCAGCGACAAAGGCCAAGCTCATGGAGCTCACGACGGGCGACCGGCGAGGCGAGCCGCTCGTTATGTCAGGGCCGACCGAGATCAAGCAATTCGGTTTTTCGCCGGCTCAGCTCGACCTCAAGAGCCTCAGGCGGCTACCCGAGGAGAGAGTGACCGCCGTGCTCGGCGTGCCGGCGATCGTCGCCGGCCTCGGCGCCGGCCTCGATCGCTCGACGTTCGCGAATTTCGCCGAGGCTCGAGCGGCCGCATATCAAGAAAACATAATCCCGGCTCAGAGGATTATCGGCGAGGAGATCCGCTTTCAGCTCCTCGGCGATTTCGAGCAGGACGTCTGGAGCTATCGAGTCGGTTTCGACACCTCGCGAGTCAAGGTAATGCAGGAGGATGAAGAAAAGCGAGCGCGCCGGCTCTCGGTCGGCGTCACCGGCGGCTGGATTCAGGTCGCCGAGGCGCGCCGTGAGATGGGGCTCGACGCCGAGGCCGCCGACGAGATTTATCTCAGATCATTCTCGACGCTCGAGGTGCCGGTCGGCGACGCCGGCAGACTCGCGCCGCCGGCAGGCGAGCCGGTCAAGATCCTCGAGGCCGGCGGTGACGGTTCGGGCAGGCCACAGGGCGCCGCCGGCCTCGAGGGTAATGATCGCAAGGGGCTCAGCCGGCCGGCACGAGCGACTCGAGAGCAGGCTCGGCTCATGCGGCAGCTACAGCTCGACGAGATCGAGCTCGCCGGTGAATTCAGCGACGAGCTGCTCGAGGATTTCGACGAGCTCGGCGAGCTATGTGCCGGCGCTTTCACCGATCTATTCTCGCCGACGCTGCTCGCCTCGGCAGAGCCTGCACGTCTCAAGGTTTCAGACGAGGCGATCGCGGCTCAGATCCTCAGCGCGATCGATCTCGACAAGTGGACGGGCGACACTTTCCGGCGCCGCTATGAGACGCATTACGGGCGCACCGCCGAGAGGACGGTCGGCACGATAAACAAGGTGCTCGCGCTCGGCGTCGGGCTCAGCGACGAGACGATGCGCGCCGTGATTCACCGAGGCGGCACCCGGCTCGCGCTGCTCGAGACGAGCAAGAGCACCCGAGAGGCGATCGTGAGGGCCGTCGCGCTCGGTCGAGATCAGGCTCTCGGCCCGATCGAGATTGCTCGGCAGATCCAGAGCGAGGTGCCGGCCGGCAGGTTTGTGCATGCAGGGCCGGAATATCGCGCTCGTTTGATCGCTCGCACCGAAACCAAATTCGCTCAGAACGTCAGCTCGCTCGAGGCATACGGCACCGCGCAAAACGTCGAGGCCGTGATCGCTTTCGATGCGCGCCTCGGTGACAGCGACGAGGATTGTGAACAGCGCGACGGGCAAACCTTCACGTTTGAGCAGGCCGACGCCGAGCTTTCTCAGGAGCACCCGAACGGCACGCTCTCGTTCGCGCCGATTGTCGCCGATAGCCTCGACTAGAATGGAGCACCTCATGAAACACAAGAGCCTCAGCGTCAAGATCACAGACGGCGACGCCGGCCTCGTCTCGGCCGTTTTCTCGACGTTCAATGTCAAGGATTCAGACGGCGACGTTACGCTGCCGGATGCTTTCACCGAGGGGCAGGCCGTCAGGATCTCAGCCTTCAATCACGCCTCATGGGGCGCCGGCCACCTTCCAGTCGGCAAGGGCACGATCAGGACAACCGACACCGAGGCGATTCTCGAGGCTCGATTCTTTCTCGACACCGAGGCCGGCCGCGATACGTTTACCGTCGTAAAAGAGCTCGGCGAGATCGGCGAGTGGTCTTACGGTTTCGACGTGCTCGACTCAGAGCTCGGCACGTTTGAGGGCGAGCCGGTCACCTTTCTCAAGGCCGTCAAGGTGCACGAGGTCTCGCCGGTGATTCTCGGCGCCGGCGTCGGCACGAGGACGCTCTCGGCAAAGAGCCGGCGCCTCGACCTCGACGATGAGGCCGAGCTGCTCGCCACCGCCTCGGCACGGTTCGGCGACAACAAGGGCCGCACCGCGATCGCCGACCTCGACCTCGACGCCGGCCGCGTCGTTTTTGCCGTCGCGACCACCGACTCGACCAAGCTGCTCGAGACCGAGCTCAAGAGCACCGACGCCGGCCTCGAGCTCGGCGAGGAGGCCGTCGAGGTCAAGGCCGAGACGCATTACTCGCCGATTACGCCGGACGCCGGCGCTACACTTTCCAAACAGGCCGAGACCGTCTTGACGGATCTCACCGATCTAGTGGACAGGGCCGCAGCAGTCCAGACGATGCGGCAGGAGCAGGGCAAGAGCATAGGGGCGACCTCGCGAGAGGCTCTCTCAAAGCTGGAGCCCGAGATAAAGAGGCTGGCCGAGGTGCTCGACACCGAGGCCGCGCCGCATCAGTCAGACAGCGACGCGCTCGAGATCGAGCGCGCTCGATTCAATCTCAGGAGGATCACAGCATGAAGGCAGAACTCAAAGAAATTCGTGGCAAGATCGACGAGCGGCGCAAGCAGCTCGCGAGCGTGCTCGACGAGGCCGGCGCCGAGCTCGATATGAGCAAGGTCAAGAGCCTCGATGGAGACTCGACCGCAAAGGTCGCCGGCATCAAGGCGATCAACGACGAGCTGGACGATCTCAGCCGGCAGGCCGAGCCGCTCGAGGCCGAGCTCAGCGAGCTCACCCGCGCCAAGCGTGAGAGCGATCGCCTCGCCGAAAAGGGCCGCCACCCCGGTCACCCGGCACCGGCCGCCGAACGTGTCGAGCAGGTCAAGACGATCGGCGAGTACGTCGCCGAGGCGCACGCCGCCGGCGGGATCAAGGGCCGCACCGCCGAGCTCGACGTCGAGCTCAAGACGCTCATGACCACCTCGGCAGGATGGGCACCCGAAACCCTCAGGACGGGCCGCCTCGTCGAGTCGGCTCAGCGTCAGCCGAGCGTGATCGACCTCCTGCCGGCCGGGGCAACCTCGCAGGCGTCGGTCGTTTACATGAGCGAAACCACGTTCACAAACAACGCCGCAGAGGTCACAGAAGGCGACGCCTACGGCGAAGCAGCTCTGGCGCTCACAGAAGTCAGCGAGCCAGTTCGCAAGATCGGAACATTCCTACCGATCACCGACGAGCAGCTCGACGACGTCGCGCAGCTCGAGGGCTACGTGAACAACCGTTTGCCGGCGATGCTCAGGCAGCGGCTCGACGCTCAGGTGCTGGTCGGCAACGGCACAGCGCCGAACCTCAGCGGCTTTCTCGATCGCTCAGGTCTCCAGACGCAGGCAAAGAGCACCGACAGCGTGCCGGACGCCGTTTACAAGGCGCTGGTCAAGGTGCGAGTCACCGGACGGGCAAACCCGACGGCGGCGATCTTTCACCCGAACGACTGGCAGGCCGTGCGGCTGCTCACGACCGCAGACGGCATCTACATCTGGGGCGCACCCTCAGAGGCAGGGCCGGCTCGGATCTGGGGCGTGCCGGTGATCGAGACGGATGCGATCACCGAAAACAAGGCGCTCGTCGGCGATTTCGCCAATCACAGCGAGCTCACGATGCGATCGGGGATCGGCGTCGAGGTCAGCAACAGCCACGACGATTATTTCGTCAAGGGCAAGCAGGCGATGCGCGCCGACATTCGCGCCGCCTTGTGTGTGTACCGCGAGACCGCGTTTTGCGAGGTCACCGGGATCTAATCCCGACAATCTGACAAGGGCGCCGGCCGGCTCAGGCCGGCCGG